GATGGCTCGCGCAACCACCCGAGCGCCGTTCGGACAGCGGATACGAAGTGGAAGTATTCAATGATCTGGAAACACCGCTACACGTCGGCGTAGAGTTCAAGGCGTACTTCTCACGCAATCATTACGTGTTCGTCCCGCTGGGCGTGCCAGATTGGGACTTGTTCGGCGTGGTGCAAGCCGGGTTTGCCAACGCATCAGGAGCGGCCGAGCGAACGGTTTCTATCCGGCCGTCTGAACGTGACGGCACGCTATTGGGCGCGGCAGCGTTCAATGCGGTAACGGAGTTGAAACCGTGCAGCGACACGAACCTAATCGCTGGCAACGTGGTCCGCTACCGATACCAGCAAGACGGAACCGCCTTGATCGTGTCCGACATTTGGGACCTACCGATAGGCCGCGTGGTTCTGGAATCGGTTGACGAAACCAATCTACGGCAGGGTTGGCGGTTGTGCGACGGGACGCAAGGTGCAGCGTTTGCGGGCAACTCGCCAGATATGCGCGGCCGCTATCCGATGGGCTTGGACCTGGCCGACGCGGCCGGAACTGGCGACGAAGACGACATAGGCGACACGGGCGGCACACGGGAAATCACGGTAAGCACGCTGGGAGTATCTGCCACGGGCGCTATCCAGCGAGTTGAGAAGATCGACGAGGAGGGCGACGTTTTTGGAGCCGATGAGGTTGACGTGCGTGGCCGGTTCTACGTGATGGCTTATATCCAACGCTGCGACCAGAGGGCTTGACGATGGCGAAGAAACGGCGAAGCCCGAAGATCAAGAAGCTCGCGCTGAAACAGCAGCGCGGGCCGACAAAGAAAGTAACGGACGCCCGGCCGGGCAAGCAACCAGCAAAGACCGTTGGAGCTCCGCGCGAAAAGGTCAAGGTTCTCAAGGGGCAAGTGTCGCTCAAAGCGCGGGCCACGAAGTTCGCCCAGCAACAGCGAGAACAGCGGACACGTTCGATTGTCGGCCGCAAGACACGCGGACGGATCAAGATACCCGGCCGGCTGAAACAATACCGGGGCGTCAAGGCCGGCACGGTGATTGATTCCCGCCCGGTCAATTCCTCTTGGGTGGCGTCAATTGAGTTGGTCATGCTGGGCGATCAGCCGGCGCTTGGCGTCACGTTCCTGAGTGGCGTGTCGGTAGTCTACACGCGGACCAACTTGCAAGACTTCGAGCTAATGGCCGCAGCCGCCAGCAAGGGAAAGTTCATTTGGCGGCGGCTCTATCATGGGATACCGGGGCAAGGTTCCCCGTACAAGTTCAGATGATGGGAAACAAAGCCGCACGATTGGAACGTGAAGCCTTCGCACTTGAGCTGATCGAAGGTCCGGGGAACACCGGGAACGCGGCGGAAGAGTTGCAGGCGAAGTACAGAATCAGCGAGCGCCAAGCCTACTATGACCTGCACGCCGCCCGCGAGCGGCTCTGTGCCAGTTTCAGCAAGAAGGCCGACGCCGCACGGTTGCGGATCATGGCGCAGATAGAGCGAGTGATTCAGGACAATCCAACAACCGTTCCGCTCCACCTGGCCGCAATCTCCAAGATGATCGATCTATTGGGCGTGGCCGCTCCGCAAAAGATCGAAGCCACGGTAACGTCACTCCCCTACGATCCGATAGCCGCCATGACAGATGACCCGGAATTGAGGGAACGAGCGTTGGAGCTCCAAAAGGACATAGGCAATGCAGACGAAGCTCTACACGCCGAGTCAACTGGGGAAGATTGCCCTGCCGGAGTGGAGGTTCCCCCCCCACCTCCAAGCCCTAGAAGCGGAAGTGATGGAGATGCTCACGAGCCCGACAAAGAATCGGCTGGTGGTTGAAATCCCCGTCCGGCACGGGAAGAGTTTCTATTGTTCCTACGTCCTGCCTTCTTGGCACCTAATGGTGCGCCCGAACCATAAAGTCACGGTGGTTAGCTATGGAGGACAATTCGCATCAGAATGGTCAACAAGAATACGTGATCTCGTCGGTGAGTGGGGGCCGCAGCTCACGGGTGTTGGTCTCGATCCTACCTACGCGAGCCGATCTCATTTCCGCCTTACTCCACCCTTCACCGGAGAATTGCGCGGTCTGGGTATCGGTGGCAGCCTTGCCGGCACGGGTGCCCACCTCATAGTAGGCGATGACCTCGTGAAAGAGTTCTCCGAAGTGGCCACGGAGGAAGCCCGCCAGCGTCTTTACGAACGCTTCCACGGCGAGCTCCTCACGCGGCTAGAGCCGGGCGGCAAGTGCTTGATCGTTATGTCCCGCCGTCACCCGGACGACCTATCCGGCCGGTTGCTGGCTTCCAACGCCCAACTGGACCCGATAGATCACTGGCACCGGATCAAGTTTCCCGCGTTGTCGGACGACGATTCAACGGCGCTGTGGCCGGCTCGCTATCCCGTTCGCAAGCTGAAAGCGATCCGCCGGGATCACGAAGTAGCGGGGACGCCGTGGATATGGTCGAGCCTCTACCAGCAGGACGCGGCCGGGGCGAGCGAGTTGACCGAGTGGCCGGCGTCCTACTGGGCCGACCCGTTCTACTACACCGATCTGCCGGCGTTCCGGCCACAATTCAAGTTCCTCAGCCTTGATCCATCGATGGGCAAGGATAAGTCGAAAGGCGACTTCCAAGCGTTGCTGTTCGGGTTGGTCGATCCAGACGGGACGCTATGGATTGAGGATCCGAGGATGCTCCGCGTACCGCTCGAGCAACTCGAGGCGGAAGCCGTGGCGGCCGTCCAAATGCACCGGCCGGATGCGTTCGCAATCGAAACCAACAACTTTCAAGAGGTGGTCGCGAACAACATCTACGGCCGGCTACAGGGTGCCGGCGTGGCCGCGTGCCCGATCTACCCATACCACAACACGCGCTCGGAAGCGCTCACGGCGTTGCGCGTGGGCCGTGTCGGGCCGACCAGCGGATCGGCTGGGAAAGGCAAGGAAGTCGATATCAGGATGCTCCTGACCCCTCTACTCGCACGTCACGACCTCCGAATCCGCGACACGCCGCAGGGGCGGATACTCGGCCAGCAGCTTCGGGACTTCCCCTTGGCCAGTCACGACGACGGCCCGGACGCTCTTTGTCAGATGGTACGCTTGTGGGGTGACATACTCTACGGCACGGGTCAACAAACAGGGAATCAACCGATTATGACGGCTTGATCGCTTGAATTTTCGGCCGCAAAATTTTCCGAAAAATCCCCCGGCAGAGTTATGTGGGAAACCACGTTCATTTTGCGGAGGATACTGCTTGACATGGTTTCCCGAATTTGGGATATTCCCGATATGCACGCTACGAACACCACAACGAAACACGCCGACCCGGCCGGGCTTCTGGGATTCTCCCCCGTAGCGTGCGACCGGCCGGGCGGCTTTTTGAGGAGATAGCATGAACGAGTTTGACGATCACCTAGACGCCGACGCGACGGCGCGAGAAACGGACGGCCGGGGCTTCGCTACGCCGGCCGAGGACGCCAAGCGGACCCGCGAGCAATGGCTGAAAGATCGCGAAAGCGGTATCGGCTCTTCCGACGCGGCTGCTGCGATTGGCGTATGCCCCTGGAAGAGCCGTTTTCAACTGTGGGCAGAAAAGACCGGCCTAGCCGATCCGCCAAACCTCGACGCGGTGGAGGCTGTCGAGTGGGGCAACCGCTTGGAGCCGATCATCACCCGCGCATTCTCGGAACACACTTTGCGCGACGTCACACACAACGAAGAGCACGAAATGTGGAGACACCCGGATCGGCAGTTCTTGCGCGCTACGCCGGATGCGTTCCAGTTCGACGATGACAAGGCCGATCAGCGGGGCATTCTGGAGATCAAAACAGCCGGGCACTGGGCCGGCAAGTCTTGGATAGACGAGAACGAGCCCCCGCTGCACTACCAAGTGCAGGTCCAGCATCAATTGGCATGTACTGGTCTAACCTGGGGCACGCTATGCGTCTTGATCGGCGGCCAGAAAATGATCTGGTTCGACGTGCAACGGAACGACCGCTTCATCGACGCCATGATCGAGAAAGAGGCGTTTTTCTGGACGCAGGTTATCAACAAAATCCCCCCCGAGCCGGACGGCAGCATCGCCACGACCGAAGTTCTCAAACGGTTGTACCCGAAAGACGACGGCGAAATCATCGCGCTGCACGAATCGCTTGTGCAGTGGGATGAGAAGCTGCAAGCCGCGAAAGTTACGATCAAGGAAGCCGAAGCGATCAAGAGCGAGGCGCAGAACAAACTCAAGGCGGCGATTGGGACCGCCACCGTGGGAGTTCTGCCGGACGGATCGCAGTACAGCTATAAGCGACAGACCACCAAGCGGCCGGCACGTCCGGCCAGCGAATCCAGTTACCGCGTTCTGCGGAGAAAGGCAGCGAAATGAACGAGATAAAAAACACAACGGCCGAGCATGGCAAGGGGATTGCAACAACAGAACCGAAGCCACCGGCAATTGCCATGGGGCCGCGTGGGGTGACGTTGGAAACGCTGGAAGATTGTTTCCGTTTTGCAACGGCCGTAGTTCAGAGCGGGCTTGCTCCCAAGGGGATCAGCACGCCGCAAGCCGTGGTCGTTGCGATCCAAATGGGCGCTGAAGTTGGCTTGCCCCCGCTCGCGTCATTGCAGAACATCGCGGTCATAAACGGCCGGCCGTCGATCTGGGGTGACGCGATGCTGGGCGTCTGCCGGGCGAGCGGGCTGTTTGACGAGTCGGCGTTTTCGGAAACGCTGGAAACTACTTCGGACGGGTTGGCGGCTGTTTGCACTGTCCGCCGGCTGCCGGACGGCAACGAGATAGAACGCCGGTTCACCATGAAGGATGCCCAAGCGGCCGGGCTATCCGGCAAGAGCGGCCCGTGGACGCAATACCCCCGACGGATGCTGCAACTACGCGCCCGATCCTGGGCGCTCCGCGACGGGTTCGCCGACATTTTGCGCGGGATGCGAGCAGCGGAAGAGGAGCGGGATTGTATCGTTGACGTGGAAGTCGAGCCGACGAAATCGCTTGACGAACTAGCTGACAAGTTGGAAGCGCCGGCCGATCCGCCTTTCGATCCTCCCAACGATGGGGAGATCGCAGCCAATCAATCCCAACTATTCCGAGAGTTCGCCGAAGAGATCGCCAAAGCCGACACGCCCGACCGGATCGTTGAATTGTCCAACGGAATTGACGCGTCGATAAAGGCCGGCACACTCGCGGAGCTTGACGCGGTGGCGCTGCAGAAAGAGATTGACGCCCGATTGAGCAAATAGCATGGCACGGACGCGAACCATCAAGCCGGAGTTCTTTACCAGCGAACAAGTCGCCGGGTTGACTCACTCCGCCCGGCTGCTGTTCGTTGGCCTGTGGTGCTTCTCAGACGACAACGGCGTCCATCCGGCGAGTTGCCACCGCGCGATGCTGGAAGTTTTCCCCGGCGACCAGAATGCCGACGTCGCCGCAGTGACCGGATGGGTGGCGGAATTGCTATCGGCCGGGTTGCTATCGTCCTATGTTGTTGAAGGTCAAGAGTTTTGGTCGATCACCGGATGGCAGAAGCACCAGAAAATACAATACCCTTCTTACCGTTTTCCACTCCCGCCAGATGGGGGTTCTTCTATGAGTCCTCCTAGAACCCTCTTAGAACCTTCTAATAGGAGAGGAGAGAAACGGAGAGAAACGGAGAGAAACGGAGAGAAGAGAAATCTTTCGTTCGACGTTAAGGCGACGGCCGACGAAATGGAAATCGACTGGGAGAAGACCCGCCAGCTAGCCAACCGGCTGAATGCCAAGATCAAGAAGGCGTGGCCGGGCTGGAAACCGACCGCCAAGTTCCGCGAGAAGTTCCTACGGGCTGCCGGGCTCGTGACGGCCGACGTGCTCCCCGAATCGTGGTTGGCAGATGCCGTGGATTCCATGCTGGCGGCACGGCGACGATCACCGGCCGGGTATCTCGGCAAGGTGCTGGCGTCAACCGATCCGCGTTGGGACACCTTACAAACAGCAGTAACATTACCAAAAAAGGGAGATTAGAAATGAAGGCGAATGGTTACGAAATCTCACCAGCGGCTGATCTCAGCGGGGCTGATCTCAGCGTGGCTGATCTCAGCCGGGCGAACCTCAGCGAAGCTGATCTCAGCGGGGCTGATCTCAGCGGGGCTGATCTCCGCAAAGCTGATCTCAGCGGGGCTGATCTCAGCCGGGCTGATCTCAGCTACGCTGATCTCAGCGAAGCTGATCTCCGCAAAGCTGATCTCAGCGTGGCTGATCTCACTCGTTGCATTTTGTGCGATTGCAACCTGGATGGCGCAACAATATCGTTTCGCGGCCGGAAAGTGATCGTGAGGTTTGAGGAGGTTACGGGATGACCTACGACCAGTGGAAAACGGCGAGCCCATACGATGACCCGATTGTGTCGTGCAATGGTAGGTGCGACGAATGCACCGCGCCGGATGATTGCCGCGAGCAAGAGGGGCCGGACGAAGGCGATCTTGCCGATCTAGCTTACGACAGGGAGGGAGATAGGTGAAACCGCCAAGCACGCTTGAAAAGAAGTTCATGCGATTATGGGATATGCTCGCTACCGACTATCCTATTCCGCTGCGTGAACATCGCTTCCATCCCAAGCGAATGTGGCGTTTCGATTTTGCTTGGCCGGAATACAAGCTCGCGGTAGAGATCGACGGCGGAACATTCATCGGCGGCCGACACAATCAAGGGATTCAGTTCTCGAAGGATTGTGAGAAGTTAAACGCAGCAACGCTTCTTGGCTGGCGTGTCTTGCGGTATACGACGATTGATCTTCGCCAGAGCGGCGCGGAGATTGTTGACCAGGTGATTACATTGCTTCGACAAGGAAAGCAAATCGAAA